TCGCCTGCGTCTGCTGAGAGGATGTGGAAGTGGTACAAGTCGGGCGGTTTTGCTGCGATTGGTGGTTGGCTTGCGTCCCGTGATGTGACGGCCTTCAATGCTGGCGCGGCTCCTATGATGACCGAATTCAAAATGAACCTTGTCGAGCATGGCATGAGCATGGCAGAAAGCTACCTTGTCGAACTCATGCGCGGGCGTTTGGGCGAGTTTTCCAAGGGCGTGGTGGCGTCCCCCTTCCACGCGCTGTGCGACCGACTGGCGGGCGCGGCTCCCAGTGGCGTGAAGGTTCCACAGCCTGCGCTCTTGCATGCTTTGAAAGAAGCAGGATGGGTTGACATGGGTCGATTGAAGTCCCGTGAGTTTGACACCAAGAAGCATATTTTCTGTGCGCCTGAGATGCGCGATGTGAGCAAGTCTGAATTGCGTAGGCTTGTCGAGGATGTCCCTGCACCTTTATCTGTGAGGTTAGTCAAATGAATAGAGAAGATTTAGGTTATGAGGGTCTGCTGTTTGCAGACGGCTTTGATGAGGCCATCATTGGCGTTGCCGAGCGCATTGGCATGGAGCCAGTCGTGGCCTATGACACCAACAAGATCATTGAGATTTTGTCGCGTGAGATGACTGAGGACGAGGCCGTTGAGTACTTCGAATTCAACATCTTGGGCGCGTACATGGGTGAACGCACGCCTGTGTTTGTGGGGTAAAAAAAAGCCCCTGTGAAGGGGCTTGTGAGGTGTGGCAACTGCTTACAGATCGAGGAGAACCGCTAACAGCGCACCCAGTATAAGCGCAATTAGTAAAACCATCAATAAGCCCTTTGCATGGCCTCTAAAGCCCCTCTGTTGAGCAATCTGCGCGCCTCTTGTCCCTCAGCCTGAGCGCGTTTGTATTCGTATTCCTCGGCCTTGCCTAGTTCGTGCCGATAACCAAGGTCAACGTAATAATGCTCGGTGTAGGTGAGGGGTCTGAATGGTGCCAGTGCCTCGGCAATCGTGGGATGTGTCATGGCAGTAACTCCCTCACTTCTAGCGTCACTGTGGCGATCTTTTGGGGGTCGCCTTCCTCAATAGCGTCAATCAACACATACAGGGCGTGCTCTAGGTCGCTAATGCGGGAGAACAACGTGGCGGTGCCTGAAAAGCCCTCAGCGTAGGCGATGCGCTCGGCATCCTCGGGTAAAAGTTTAGTTAAGTCAATCATGTTATACATCCCAGTCTTCAGTCGTTAATTTGATGTTGCAGAAGTCCATGTGCGTCTTGTTCACATGGTCGCGTATGAGGCCACAGATGGCATCTATCAGGTCGCGCTCGACTAGATCGTTGACTGTGAGCGTAGCGAACGGCTCGGCCTCGATGCCTTCGGGCGTGAAAGCGTTGCCTCTGTGGAAGGTCACGCGTGTGCGGTCGTAATGTGTCATTTAATCCCCTTAATATATTCGTTGGCCTCTGCTTCGGTTTCAAAGCCTAAATAATCGCCATTGGCGTCGATGTACTCACCTGCGCGATCTTTGCCATAGATAGCCCACAGGTTGTCGTCCACTTGCTCGGCCTCCCAATACTGCGGTTTCATTAGGCCGCCATCCCTGTAAATTTCATGCACTATTTTTAAGACTTCATCGTCTTCAATGTTGAGAATGTAGGAGATGTCGTTCGGGTGGTTGTCTTCAAGATAAATCTTGATCTTGGCTTTTAGTTCTGTGGTCATAGCTTTTGAATCCTGTAGTCTGAGGAGTTGTAGTCTTCTAAATAACCTTGCTTTACTGCGTAGGCCATAGCGCGCAAATGGTCTGCCAATTCGTCCTGCGCGGCTTGGTAGGTGTCAAACCTAACTGGCGTGTCGTCCAATGAGTCCGACCATGTGTTCTCCCATCTGTCGGGGGGTGTCAGCGTTTGCACTTCGTAGGTCATGACTCCTCGACCTCCGTGTCTGTGTATTCGCCCTCTAGCGGCTCAGCGTCCTTTTGCAATAGGTCATAAGCTGCATTTTCGGCATCGTCCCTGTCCTCGGCCTCGACTGTGTAATGTCTGTAAGCTTCATATTTGAATGTGACTGTGTAGGTTTTCATTTGATATCCCTCGAAAATTTCATTGCAAAACACCACATGCCGTAGGCGTCAGCAATAGATGTGTAGTACTCAGAATCGACATGTTTGTCGAGTAGAAAGTCGGCGACGATATCGCGGGGGGCTTCTGCCACTGCGTCGCAATAGGCATCAATGAAGGCCAGTTCTTCAACAGTGAAAGGACTGGCCTCGTCCACAGAGTAAACCTCCCACTCGGTGTAGTCGTCGGGTGTGCAGTCGTCGATCGTCAACGCCTCGGCGCGTTCTTGGGCTTGCTCAGGGCTTTCGGCCTCAATGGTGGCAAAGTGAAACTGGTGATAGATCTTGCGTACTTTATAAGTTTTCATGCTGTGACCCTTTCAAAATGTTTGCGTGTGCTTTCGATATAACTGGCAACTTCGCTCAATTCGGAATTCTCTACACCCTCCCACACAGTGATGTCGTCGGCGTGCCATGTGTTCTCAGGGTCGCGCAAAATGGCGATGATCTCGGCATAGGTCAGGTTTTCGGGGTAATCTGACAGCCACTCATCAAGGGCGAAATGTTCGGATGTTTTCATGTTGTCTCTCCTAAAAAAACTGGTTCAAGATCAATCGACCACTCGTAATCATCCATGCCTTTTACAGGGTCGACTTTGTAGACATTGATCTGAAACCAGTCGTTGTCGTCAGGCGAGTGGATATTGAAAGAGTAATCAGGTATCCCATGCCACCAGTCGCCATCCCTGACAATTTCGTGTTTGTATTGCGCGATCAGATCATTGGCTATTTTTTGCAATTGTTCGTCGGTCATTTCAATAGTTCCTATAAATAATGTCGCCTTTGGATGTTTTGCCTACATAGGCCGCGTTTTCTTCGAGCGTGGCGATAACTTCAGCAATGGCCTCGTCCTCGTCCATGCCTTCGACGTCGATGTTGTAATCGCGGGCAATATGCTCAGGCGCGGTCTCGGTGTAGTCACAGCACAGCGAGACAACATCCAGTTCAATCTCCTCGCCTGTGTCCATTTCGTAGGCTTCAAGGTAGTCGAACAGAAGCCCGAGGGCTTCATAAGAGAATTGATCAGCGCGCCCACAGGCGCGGAATTCGTCACGGAAATTAGAGGCAGTGTTTACAGTTTGATACATGGTTTTATCCCCTGATGGTTAAGAAAAAAGCAAGCATGAGGCCGACAGCCACAGCCGCGAGAATGTCGTATATGTCTTCTTTGTTCATGGTTCAACTCCAGTTTTTAGCGTATGCGCGCAGGGTGGACACTTTGGCGCGCCATCCTTTGATCCCGTGGTGATGCCACGCGGCCACGTCTGACCCTGACGCCTTTTGACCGAGCCACTGACCCTTAGCTGACCCTGCCAAGACCCACTGACCGACTTGCAGTTGTTTGCGTTGTTCCTGAGACAGTGCCCAGACGTCAACGGCTTTTGTATATTTCATGGTTTGACCTTTCCAAATTTGATGACAAGATAACTGCCAGTTGACTGCTCATAATCTTCGTAACAGATGTTTGCAAGCACTAACTGACGCGCGGCTCTGAACTCAATAATTTCTCTGCGCAACACATGGGCATAACCCATGCTTGCAATATGCTTCAAAAGTTTTTCGGTTGACTTGTTCATAATTAAACCTTCGCGCAAACATAAAGCCAGTGCATCGCGTCGCGTTTGGTTGCGTAATCGCGCTCGCGTCTGTACATGCCGTTTGACAGTTGCTCAGCGACTGTCCATTCAATGCGCGGTGTTGTTCTGCCGTTATATGATTCACTGCGAATCACGCACCATTTGCCTTCGCGGGACTTAATTTGATCTTTACTTGGCGGGTTCATTTTGCGTCCTTTACTGTAGTTTAGGTTTTATCGACTGTTTTGCTGTCGATGTATGTACTGTAACAGATTTCTTTGCACTGTCAACACTATTTTGAGGTTATGCAAAAATTGCATAAAGTGTGGACAATGTGGATAAAAGCGTGGACTACGAATCGACCACTGTATGACCCACGCGCAAAGGCACAGCCTGCGCGGTGTTCGAGGGTTTGTGGACAATGTGGACAAGATATTTATATAAACCAAAGTTAAATAATATACTGTATATATAGACAGTAGGGTAATCACCTACGCTCGTCCGCCACCGATTTTAAATCGACGTCCACATTGTCCACATTGTCCACAAATGGGCGACGCATTAAAACGCGTTTTAAGCCGTTTTCTGCGTTTTGCAGGCTAACCCCTTGGCGAAAGTTGTCCACAGTGCAAGTGCTAGTTGTCCACAGTTTCAAGTCTTATATAAGACCAAAGCCTGTGCATAACTGATACCCCTCGAGGTATGTTATCCACAGCCTGTGCATAATTTGTGGACAAGTTGGACAACCTAAAAACACATTGTCCACATTGTCCACACTCCTACCGGTACGGGTATGCAAGTCGTTGTCCACATTGTCCACATGACCCACAGGGTAAACCCTAATAGCATTTTGCTTGAAGGGGAGGGGGTAGGGCCGAACGCAAAGGGCCAACGAAAACGTAGCGTTCACGAACAATTTTTTTTCTTACAGAATTTTTATTTTTTGTTGTAAACTCACAACCACTCGCAAACGCGCAGGAGAACACATGTTCCATTCGATTCCATTTACACCGCGCAAGGTTGAAGCGACAGAGTCGCGCTTAAAGGCGGTATATGACGCGGCCAAGCTGGGCCTCAAAGGCGACGCCTTAGCGCTCGCCGCAGGCATGCTGCCTATTGAATACCGGCAACTCACGCAACTTGACCCCGTGGTGGAACTCGCCGCGCAAAAGGGCAAAGCGGATGGTGAGATAGAATTGTCTCGCACACTACATACGGCGGCCCTCAATGGCGACGCTAAGGCAGCGTTAGAAATCCTGAAACATCAACACGGCTGGGTGGCCAAGCAGGCCATATCTGTCGAAGTCGATCAGCGCATATCAATCACTGGCGCGCTGGCCGAGGCAACCAAGCGGGCCTTAGATGTCATAGATGTGAGCGACGCCCAAGTAATAGAACCATCGGCACAAAATGCAATCGACCATATACAGCGCTGAAGACGAACAGGAGTTGATGGCCAGATTGTGGGCGCCAGCGATCAAGGACAACCCTTTGGCGTTTGTAATGTTTGCGTTTCCTTGGGGTCAGCCTGGCACGCCGCTGGAGCATTTCAAAGGCCCACGCAAATGGCAGCGCGAGGTCTTGCAAGAGATTACCGACCACATTAAAAACAATCAGGGCAAGCTAGACTTCAATACACTACGGCACGCGGTCAGTTCTGGCCGTGGTATTGGCAAGTCGGCCTTGGTCAGTTGGATCACGATCTGGATGTTGTCCACGCGGATTGGCTCCACGACCATCATCTCGGCTAACAGTGAGTCACAGCTTAGGTCAGTCACATGGGCCGAGATTACCAAGTGGCTGGCCACCGCCATTAACAGCCATTGGTTTGAAGTCTCGGCAACAAGGGTCATGCCAGCCAAGTGGCTCACAGAACTAGTCGAGCGTGATCTTAAGAAGGGCACGCGCTACTGGGGCGTGGAAGGCAGGCTCTGGTCAGCGGAGAATCCTGACGCTTACGCGGGTGTCCACAACTTCGACGGTGTGCTGGTCGTGTTCGACGAGGCGTCAGGTATTGACGACAGCATCTGGGCGGTCACGTCAGGTTTCTTTACAGAGAACACACCTAACCGATTTTGGATGGCGTTTTCTAACCCGCGTCGCAACACTGGGTATTTCTACGAGGCGTTTAACAGCAAGCGGGAGTTCTGGACGACTAAGGTGGTGGATGCGCGCACGGTCGAGGGGACGGACAAGCAGGTCTACCAGCAGATCATCGACGAGTATGGCTCAGAATCTAGCCAAGCGCACGTTGAGGTCTACGGTCAGTTCCCGTCCGAAGGTGACGATCAGTTCATCTCGGCAAGTTTAGTAGACGAAGCGATGAAACGGCCTAAATATCAGGACGCCAGTGCCCCGATTGTGATCGGTGTTGACCCTGCACGCTTTGGCGCGGATGCAACAGTGATTGCTGTCAGGCAAGGGCGGGACATTATCTCGATCCAGCGCCATCGGGGCGACGACACCATGACTGTGGTTGGGCATGTAATCGAGGCGATTGAGCAATACAAACCAACATTAGTCGTGATTGACGAAGGGGGCTTGGGTGCTGGTATTGTTGACCGTTTAAAGGAGCAAAGGTACAAAATCAAAGGTGTCAACTTTGGCAATAAATCGGCAAATCCGGTCATGTATGGCAACAAAAGGGCCGAAATGTGGGGAAAAATGAAGGATTGGCTGAAAACTGCTTCAATCCCGCTTGACAGGTTTCTTAAAACTGATTTAATTTCGCCTATGATGAAACCCGACTCCAAGGGTACTATTTTCTTGGAGTCAAAAAAGGACATGAAAGCACGCGGTTTGGCCTCGCCTGACGCGGCTGATGCGATCTGCGTGACTTTTGCCTTTGCCGTGGCCCACCGTGAGGCGCGTGAATCCACGCAGCGCCGCATGTACAGTGACAGAAGCGTGGTCAACACATCTTGGATGGGTTCATGACAAAGAAATCAGTATCCTTAAGCGTTGGTCGCGGCGAAAAGTTGCCCGTCAACAAGGGCGCTGGCCTGACGGCCAAAGGGCGTGAGAAGTACAACGCCGCGACTGGCTCGAACCTCAAGGCGCCAGCACCCAACCCCAAGACCAAGGCAGACCAAGGTCGCAAGGACTCATTTTGTGCAAGGATGGGCGCTGTAGCGGCCAACGCCAAGGATGGCGAACGCGCTAAAGCGGCTCTTAAACGATGGAAGTGTTAACATGAAAAAGCCCGGACTCTATGCAAATATTCATGCAAAACAGGCACGCATCGCCGCTGGCAGCAAAGAGAAAATGCGCCAGCCTGGTGCCAAAGGCGCGCCAACGGCCAAGGATTTTAAAGATTCAGCCAAGACGGCCAAGAAGAAATAATATGGCGAATACCAAACCTATTGGCGTAGCATACGAAGATCAAAATATTATTGGTGCTGATATTGTTTCGGCTACTGACATTGTTACCACTGGCACAATTGGTTATTCAGCCAGTGCTTTTGGCACGGTGACTCAGCAAAATAACAAGACCACTGGTGTGACGCTTAACACGCCTTCTGGCCAGATTACCACGGCCAATGCGCAAATGGCTCCAAGCGCCAATGCAGTGTTTGTGGTGACTTGCTCTGCATGTAGCACCAAAGATGTGGTGGTCATTAGTGTGGCTTCTGGAGGCACTTTGGGTGCATACAATGCTTTCATTGCTGCGGTTGGCAATGGTTCGTTTACGGTGGAACTTAAGAACGTGACCAACAATGCTTATTCTGAAGCGATTAAATTAAATTACGCCATTTTCCACACGGAGACTTAAATGCCTTTGGTTAAATCAAAATCACCCGAAGCCTTCCGCAAGAACGTCAAAGCTGAAGTTAAAGCTGGCAAACCCGTTAAGCAGGCCGTGGCCATTGCTTACTCAGTTAAGCGTGAAGCCGAAAAGAAAAAGAAATGAAAGCACTCCAAGATTGCGTCATTATCGAGCGCGACATGGAAAAGCACCCGCTTTTCGTGTTGCCCCAAACTGAAAAGCTAGGTACTGGCATTGCCATCGCAATTGGCCCAAAATGCCTAGACATCAAAGTTGGTGACCATGTATACTTCGATGTAGGGCAAGAATTCAAACAAGATGGCAAAGAGTATGTCGTCATGCGTGAGCCTCATATTTTAGGGGTTTTGGAATGAATGATCCAACCGGAATAGTCGCCGCCGCTAACGTAGCTGCTGGCGGCAAACCACCAAAGTCTGATTCAGACATTCTGACAACCGCCCGCGCTCGGTTGGACATGGCCGTCTCCGCACTGGCCGAGTCACGCGAAGATGAGATTGACGATCTGCGCTTTTATGCCGGATCACCTGACAACCACTGGCAGTGGCCTGCTGACGTGCTGGCCACCCGTGGCGCGGTGCAGGGTCAGACGATCAACGCACGCCCGACACTCACAATTAACAAACTGCCGCAGCACGTTCGTCAAGTGACGAATGACATGCGTCAGAACCGCCCAGGCGCGCGGGTCATTCCTGTGGATGACGATGCCGATGTGGAAGTGGCCGACATTTTTAACGGCATGATTCGCCACATTGAGTACATCTCTGATGCTGATGTGGCCTACGACACCGCCTGCGAGAATCAGGTGTCCTACGGCGAGGGTTACATCACCCTGATGACCGAGTACTGTGACGAGAACACATTCGATCAGGACATCAAGATTGGCCGGATTCGTAACTCGTTCAGCGTCTACATGGATCCGCTGATCCAAGACCCAACAGGCGCGGATGCCAAGTATTGCTTCATTACCGAAGACCTGACCAAAGCAGAATATGAGCGCCAGTACCCTGATGCTGCGCCTATCTCGACTCTACAGTCCCTTGGTGTGGGCGATCAGTCAATCAGCAACTGGCTCAATGAAGATACAGTGCGTATCGCCAGTTATTACTACATTGACTACGACAAGACTAAGCTGAATTTGTACCCTGGCAACCAGTCGGCCTTTGAAGGCACGCCTGAGGACAAGATGCTCAAGGACATGTTTGGCAAGCCTGTCAAATCACGCATGTCTGAGCGCCCACGGGTGATGTATTGCAAAATCAACGGCTATGAAATCCTTGAACAAAAAGAGTGGGCTGGCAAATGGATCCCCGTGATCCGTGTTGTTGGCAACGAATTCGAGGTTGATGGCCGTATTTACATCTCTGGACTTGTCAGAAACGCCAAAGATGCCCAGCGCATGTACAACTACTGGGTGTCTCAGGAAGCTGAAATGTTGGCTCTGGCCCCCAAGGCTCCGTTCATTGGCTATGGTGGCCAGTTTGAGGGCTATGAGGACAAGTGGAAGACAGCCAACACAAACAACTGGCCTTACCTTGAGGTCAATCCTGACGTTACAGACGGCCAAGGCGCAGTCTTGCCACTACCCCAGCGTGCCCAGCCTCCAATGGCCTCCACGGGTCTATTACAAGCCAAAGCAGGCGCATCTGAGGACATTAAGTCCACAACTGGCCAATATAACGCCTCTCTTGGCATGGGTTCCAACGAACGCTCTGGTAAAGCTATTCTTGCCCGCCAGCGTGAGGGTGATGTAGGTACTTACCACTATGGTGACAACCTGACCCGTGCCGTGCGCCATGTGGCTCGTCAGTTGGTGGACTTGATCCCTAAGATTTACGACACACAGCGCATCGCTCGCATCATTGGTGAAGACGGCGAAACGAAGATGGTCAAGATCAACCCTGACCAGCCTCAACCCGTCAACAAGATTGTCAACGAGCAGGGTATTGTGATCGAAAAGATCTACAACCCAGGTGTCGGCAAGTACGATGTGGTGGCCACGACTGGCCCAGGCTACGCAACCAAGCGCCAAGAGGCATTGGAAGCCATGGCTCAACTCTTACAGGGTAATCCCCAACTTTGGGCTGTTGCCGGTGACTTGTTTGTCAAAAACATGGACTGGCCAGGCGCACAGGAGATGTCTAAGCGCTTTGCCAAGACCATTGACCCCAAGTTCTTGTCGGATGGCGAGGACGATCCAGCATTGCAGGCGGCGCAGCAACAGATTCAGGCCATGGGCGCTGAGATGGAGCAGATGCACCAGATGATCCAGAATGTCGGCAAATCAATCGAGATGCAGGACTTGGAGCGCAAGGACTTTGAGGCTCAGATCAAACTGTATGATGCCGAAACCAAGCGTATTGCTGCGGTTCAGGCTGGTATGACTGAAGAACAGATTCAAGACATTGCCATGGGTGTTGTCGCTGCGGCCATGGAGTCGCAGAACACAATGAACCAGATGCCTGAGATGCGCGAAGAATCCATGCCTATGGAGATGGAACCCCAAATGACACCCCCACAAGGAATGCCACAATGAAAGCCGCAGATTTTGTAGGAATACTGTTCCTAGCCCGTGATGTCACGCACAGTGTTCACCTGAACACCCGCAGTTACAGCAAGCATGTGGCGCTCAACATCTTCTATGACCGCATCATCGGCGCGGCTGACGACTTTGCTGAAGCCTACCAAGGCCGCTACGGTCTGATTGGCCCTATCACCCTGCATTCGGCCAAAAAGACGGCTAACGTCATTGAATTCTTGCAAGATTCTCTTGCTGAAATTGAAGCCGCAAGATACGATGTGTGTGATAAATCTGATTCATCACTGCAACAATTG